ACGGTTTTTAATTAGCTTATCAGCAGTATAGATTATTGATAAAACTAAAAGTATTATCTTCAAAAGCATTTCAACTTGAGTAAAGCTAATAGCTAATGTAGTTATGTTTAGTGTTAGAACGTCAGAACATTCTTTAATTAGATTTTTCATTTTTTTTCTAGTTCTTCTATTTTATCAATTATTAATTTTAATACCACAACAACACTTTCATAGTCTCCAGAGAGCATGGCGTTTTCTATGTCTATTTTTAGTTTTTCTATCTCTTGTTTTATCATATTAACTTAGTTGTTTTTAATACTATTGTATAGCTTATTCTAGCGTTACCACCATTATTAGTTACACTATTAAATGCTGGTAAAATAATATCTCCAGCAGCTAATGAATGTGACCTAGTTAAATCCTCAGCCTTTACTGGTCTTTGGCTATAATTTGAATCTGGACCAGCAGAGTTATCGGCAGCAGCGTAAGCTCTTAAAGTGAAGTCTTGCGTTGCGTTGTCGTTGTATGCTGGAGTTCCACAATATAAACCTACAGCAGTTTGGAAATTACCTACTCTATAAATGGTGGCTCTAATTCCGACTAAAGTACATGCGAAAGGTACAACAATACCAACAGATTGAATAGCTGTTGAAATATTTGTTAATTGTGATGTATCTACAGTTGTACCTTTGTCAGCAGTTGATGTATTCCAAGTGTGATTAGATATACCAGCAGAACTAAACGTTTTCCACTGTTCGGCTGCTGATGCTTGACTAGAAAAAGTAATGTATTGTAGACTTGAGTGCGTTCTGTCAAATCCTTTGTCTTTAGATGCTATTATTATACTTCCTTGTGGTATGTTAGTGTCAAATGTCAAAGAGCTAAAATTACATCTTGCAACTGAATTATCTAAGTCAGCACTTAGTGTTAAGTCGTATTCTCTACCTGTTCCCTTGTGTATTAACTTAACTACATCACCACTCAATGCCATAGTTTGTGTTAATGGGAATATCTGTAAAAATGTTGTTGCACCACCATCTGAAGCATCTGAAACAGTAGCTAAAACTTTATTGTTAAGATATTGTTGTATTGACATATTACCAGCTATTAGTTGATGATGTGTTGTTAGTATTATTGTTAAGACTTAAAGCATCTAAAGAATCTGTTAATGTTGCTGCGCTTGTATCAATCTGATACCATTCACCTTGCCAAGTGTCTTGATTAGCAATAAATGAACATTCATAAGGTATATATAGTTTACTATCAATCACAATACCATTGTTGAACTTATATCCATTTGTTAAAATATTATTAGACAGTATTTTTAGACTTCCGTTAAATATACCCGCTCCATTGTGCTGCCCTTTCATTATTTCATTTAGTAATAGGTTGCTTATTTTTTTACCAGTTCCAGTTCCATAAGCTACCCAAGTTGCAACGTTTCCATTGTCAAAACTACCAGCACTATGGTCAAATACAGATATAGCACCTTGAGCTGATAGTGGACCAGTTCCAATTAAAACTTCACCGACCTCATAGGTTATGCCATTTGAAATATTTTGAGTAGTTTTAAATACTTGCTGACTTGTTGATTCTCCATTTATATATGTTTGTATAATTTGGTTATTAGCATTCTCTGGTGCTGAGAATATATAAAACTTTTGTTGGTCTGCTAGTGTTGTTACCTCTGTTCCAGTATCTGGGTCGTTATCACTATAGTTGTGATATACTTTAGCGTAACATTCAAAAAACAAATCACCACTAAATGGCACTTCTTCTGTTTCAAAATCTAACTCAAAAAAGCTTGAAGGTGTAACGTTAAAAAATCCATTTAAAAAAGTATAAGGCACACCATAATCTGGAGCGTTACCAAAAACACTATTTGAAGTCCAAGTTGCTGCCCCTCCATTTGTATAAGTAGAACGAGCGTAAACAGTGGAGCTAGTGCCAACTAATTTTAGCCTATGATAAAATAAAATAGAACCACTACCAGTTAAAATAGTATCTAGTTGAGCTGTAGTACCATTAAAAGCTCTATTAAATCTTCTTTTAAATCTTATAGTCTGACCATTTAATTGGGTTAATTCTCCTAAATCCAAGCTTATAATATCGCTTGTATCATCATTAATTCCATAAATATTACCATCAGTATTAAAACCTTCTCCAACACTATGCCAACCATTCCAAGCAACTAATGAATTATTTATCGGTGTTTGAGTTCCAGCATTACCAGATATGTCAGTTGGAATTAAGTCATAAGCTCTAAACATCTCATATTGTAAATTAGCTTCTTTTAGTATAGCTAAATTGTCAAAATCATTACCAGCTAATCGTTGTATGTTAGTGCCATCTTCTGTTTTGTTTTCTGTATAAGTACCATCAGCGTCTGGTGTAGATGTACTGCCGTTGTTTCCTTTTATGTAGTCTCTATAGAATTGGTTTGACGTTTGCATTTCATCATAAGTGTTAACTTGTATAAAAGTCCATTTGCCATCACTTAAAAACAATCTAGCTCCAAATACCTTACAAATATCGTTTAATAATTTAAATGCTGTTTTAGGCCTTCTTACTCCATTATCATCAACTGGAGCATAAGCAGAAGCTCTAAATTTTGATATGTTGAGAGGGTCTCTCCCAGCAGCTCTAGAAGCTGGATATGGTGTCCAATCTACTACCGTTCTTATAAATACATCACTCGTATCCCAATTGTTTTCTGTATCAACATCATTAGTCAATGAATTGTATATATATCTATAACCAGTATAAAGAATATTAAAATTATAAGCAACATCTTCATTGAATGGTATATTATCTAAAGCACCAAGTCCACATATTGCCGTTAACTTAATTTCTCTTGGTAAAGATATATCTTCTTCTGAGTTAATATCATTTAGCAAGTTACCAGCCCAAAATAAATAATAAGTTGAATCGTTTGTTGAGTTCTCTATTTTTAGCTGCCACCTTTTATAGTCTGATGTCCTTATAGAGTTTATAATAGATATAACATTACTAGGGTTGCCATCTCCAGAATTATCATCGATAAAAAAACCTAAATCAACTTTAGATGGTATTAAGCCAGTGAATCGGTCATCGTCATTGGTTTCATAAGTTAATTTAAAACCCTCATCGTTAGCAAATACATCATCATATAAACTAGATGTTGAGCTAAGAGTGTCAATGATTGTAATTCTGTAATAAGTACCTCTATCACTTTGAAACTTGAATTGTATTCTATTATCTATTGCCATTAGTAACCTCTAGTTCTAGTTCTATTGTTTCTTGCTCTATCTGAGCTTAGTAATATATCTTGACCACTTATTGTACCAAATACTTGAACAGCCCCACTACCATTATTTTCTCTATTCAAAAATTGATTTAATGGCATTACAACCTCTGGTCCAGCCTCTCCAATTAAACCAAAGTGGGGTTGTTGTATCAATCCACCATCTGCATTTTTAGATATTCCTTTACCTAATAAACCACCAAATAAATTTCCTATTCCTCCAGCACCATCAATGTCTGTAAATCCTAACATTTTTCCAAAATTACTTCCACCTAACAAAGCATTAAGAGCAGCAGTTGCAGCAAGTTGTGCTAACAATGCCGACATAGCTCGTTTAGCACCAGATACAAAAGATTTAAAGAAACCGTCTGAACTCTGCAACGCTTGTGCAAAAGTGCCTTGAAGAACATTGCCAAAACTAATAAAACTTTGACTCATTTCTTCTTGTATTGTGGTTATGTTACCCATTAAATTAGTAAACTCATCGACCTCAACCGAATAGCCTTTGTTAAATAAAGGTACTGTAATTAAAGATTGTTCTTTATTTATAAACTTGACTGAATCTAAAATATTTTGAAGTGAATTGTTTTGTATTGGTGCATCTGTTACTGGAGCTGTACCACTTTTTGGAGTGGTTACTCCATCACCACCACCACCAATACCCAAACCATCACCAAAAATATTTAAAGCCTTTTTAATTTTTTTACCTTGATTACCGATAAAAGTACTAAAGTCATCAAAGTCGTTTTCATAGTCTTTTAGTTCGACTTTCATATCTCTAAAAAAGTCAGCTGTTTCTTCAAATGGATTGGGAATTTTAACCCCTAACGTTTCTAAAAGTGAATTAAATCCTTTTTGTAATAAACCCATTGGATTGAACTCTATAAGCACTGCAATCATCTCTAATAAAGCATTTCTCCACCAATCAATATCTTTAAATCTTTCTTTAAATGCCTCCCAATTATCATTAACAAAAAGAATACCTAAAGCTAATGCGGCAAGCGCAGCAACAATTGCAATTATTTTTATACTAAGGACAGCAACTATTGACATTACACTTCCTAAAACGACTAATAATGGACCTAAAGCACCAGCTAAAATACCAACAACAACAGACATCTTTTTAGCATCTGGAGAGAGTTGGTTAAATTTATTTAATAGGTTTTTAAATCCATCAGCTAAATCAATAACTATTGGTAATAGAATGTTACCTATCTCAATTCCTACGTTTTGAAGTTTTACTAAAGTTTGTTTAAATTTAAATCCAGATGTACCTGATAGTGTGTTAAAACCTTCGTTAATATTACCTACGCTGTTGTTCATTCCATCCAAAACTTTGGTATAAGTTTCTGATTGCAAACCCATTGTTGATAAAGCTCCAACAACAGCTTTAGAACTACCAAACATATTAAACAAGGCCTCATTATTACCATCTAATGATGTAAATAAATGTTGCATAGTACCAAGTAAACTTTCATCCATCATCCTCCCTAATTGTTCAGATGTCATCCCAATACCTGCTAATATTTCTTTTTGTTTTTCTGATGGTTTAAGTAGTGATAACATTAAAGACCTCATAGCTGTCAATGTACCAGCAGCATCACCACTTAATTTTGACATTGTTGCAGATGCCGCTCCTAGTTCTTCCATACTAACACCAGCACCAGCAGCAACTGGAATTACACTACCTAGACTATCCATAAACTGCCCAGCATCAAACTTACCTTGCTTTAATGTCTCGTGTAGTAAATCACCCGCCTTAGCTGCTGTCATTTGCTCATCAGCGTATGCAGTCATTATAGATGTCAAAGCATTAGAAATAGATGACATTTCACCCATACCCATTGAAGATGCCTTTGCTGATATTTCTAGAGCTTCTAATGCCTCTGCTCCTTCAAAACCAGATGAAGTAATGAAGAACATACCATCAGCCAAATCTTTTGCGGAAATTCCAACTTGTTCGGATAATTGCATTATGCCCTTTTCATACTCTTTCAAATCTTTTGCAGATGCTCCAACAAGAGTAGATATTTTTGTCATTGATGTTTCAAAGTCAGATGCTAACTTTACTGATGCTCCACCTAAAGCTAAAAGAGGCATTGTAAGACTTTTGGTCATATTTTGACCAGTACTTTTCATTGACTTTCCAAACTTCTTCATTTTCCTAGTAGCCTTCTTCAAGCTGCTTTGGAATTGCTTATCGTTTAGTGATAATTTTACGCTAAGAGTTTTCTGTGCCATTGTCTTTATTTAACAATTCGTATTTCTTTTTAACATATTCTGCTCTTTTCTTTTGTTTCTTAATGTCGGTCTTAACTTCTTTTTTCTCCCAATCAAACTTCATCAGCTTTTGTGGTGTTAGGTTTTGTCCTTTCTTAGTGTGTGGCTGTAAATTAACACAAGCCAACCAACGCACTCTCTCCCATTCCCACTGCTGCTCTCTTTGTACTCTATCATTAAAGCCTTTCTGCATACATAGAAACTCGTGGAATGTTAAACTCCAAAAGTCTTTAGGTAGTAAACCGAAGCCATAACCTATAGCCTCTAATTTATCCCAAGTTACTTCTTCTTCTTTGCCACTTTCTTCGTGGCTTTGTCGTTTCCCTCCGTTTCAAATTTAGCAGAGAATTGAGTAGAAAATATCTCTAGCACTTTATTTAGTGCCTCAAAATCTTCGTCTAGCAAGTCAGCGACATCATCAACATTTAAAGAACATTCTTGACCACTCACTCGTGAGCCGTCTTTTATTCCGTTTAGAATTAGATAACAAGCATCGTCTAAGCTCATTCCATCTCCTAGCTTATCTAAGTCAGCTAAACTTCTTCCAGTATCTTTACAGAATAACCTCAACGAGTTCATTCCAAATCTTACTGGGTAATCTTTACC